CACTGCGAGTATTGCTCCCGCTATAGCGACTATTCCTAGTGCTGCCATTCCAATTCCCTTAACTCCTACTCTTTTAGTAACTAATGCTAATATAGAAAAAGGTACTGCGAAAATCAATATTGATAATCCTGCTTTAAGAGCCCAATCTAAATCAGGTGCTCTGAAAGATTTAACTTTTTCTAACAATTGAAATGCGAATGCGATACCTACAACACCTGCCGCCATTATTGGCATTGCAATAGATGCAAATATCATTTCTTTTAAAGATAGTCCTCTGACTGCTCTTGTTATCTTTTTAAATGAGAATGAAAATATGAATAATAGAATACCTGTTTTTAGGATCCACTTTAATGGTGGTAACGCTGAAAACTTATCAGGCATTAATTTATTAAATACAGTAGCTACTAATGCAATTCCTGCTGCGATAGCAACCATAGCTGCGGTTCCTGCTGCTAGCTTTAGTAAGCCTTTAGCATTCATTGTTATATTAGCCTTCGCTAATCCTCTAATAATAGCACCGAATGCAAACCCTAATGGGATAAACATGATTCCTATTAGAATAGCACTAGCAGCTTGTGACATCGATATTGGTCGCACTAAGCTTAATAGAAAAGAAGATCCCATAATACCCGCTGCCATTCCAATCATTGCTAATGAAACATTTCCGGCCAGTTTCATAGGATTTCTCATTGTTAATCCTTTTGATTTTCCTATTAATCTTGTTAAAAGTCCTCCACCGTTTAATGATTCCGCTATGTCACTAAATATAGGTGCTATAACTACAAATAATCCACCAATTGCTAATGATGTAATAAGTTGATCATCACTAATAGGCCTAACAAACTGTAATAAACCAGAAGCTGCAACTATAGCTCCCGCCATCGCAACAACTGCGAAAGCACCTGAGGCAGTTGCAAACATACTTGGCATTTTTAACTTAGTGCTTCCTTCGTTTGAATTGGCATTAGAAGTCGCCTTGATCTGCTCTTTTAATAAACCTTTAATATCTGTAAGTAATCCTGTATGTATTTTAAGTTCCTTAGAAGTTGTGGTAGACACCTTAACTAAATCAACAGTAAGTACTGAGTTAATTTCGCTAATTTGTTTATTTTGTTCTTCTATTAAATTGGCTAACCGTTGTAATGGTGCTAATAGTATTTTCATGAATCAGTAGTGATGTTTTATCTTGTGTCTTACCTACTATATATTACAAAAATAACGGGAACAATTCCCGCTATTTCTATTTGTTTAAATTAAAGTTTTGGCATTTTCATGTTTGGCATTTTCATGTCTGGGATTTTCATACCAGATGGATTTGCCGATTGCTGATCTTGCCCTCCTTGATTTGCTTCGTTTTCTTTTTTCATAAATTCTAGTAAATCTTTAACTAAGTAATGGAATTCATAATATTCTAATGCTTCCAATTCGCTAGGTTGGATATGTAGATGTTTATAAATATAAAACTTTGTTTTAAAGAAGTTCTCCAGAGATATCTTGAACAATAAAAAGAGATTTGATGCCGTCGCGAAACCCAATTGGGACGTCCTCCCAGTCATCCCCAATCTGAACACTCATTTCTGGTTTAATACCAACTTTCATTTGTTCTGATAATTTATAAATTAAACTGTATTTCTTATTAGACCAGCTATTCATTTCCATTTCAAACTTAAAAATATCTTTATCAGTAAATCCTCTCCATTCAGATACCATGTATGGCATTACTTGAAGAACTGACTGATCTATTTTTAAACCTTTTTCTTGACGATCTTTAATGTAAGCTGTCATTTTTTGCATAACACCAATAGTAGGAGGTGCCACTTTTAATATTCCAAAAGATTTTGTTTCTATTAAGAAAGTTCTAGCAGTATCATCATAATATTTATCTAGAGTTTCAGGTATTGCAAAATACTTGAAAGTTTCTTTTTTAATTTCAACAGTTTGTTTTTCTCCGTTTTTATCTGTATGGTCTACACTTAAGTTTGACTCAGGTTCTGGGAACGTTAAGTCTCTAATAGAAAGAATTAAAAAGAATCTATCTTCTTCTAATAGATCTTTATAAGACATTCTTGTTTTATCACTAGTAACTCTTGTACATGCTTCTACTATATTATTTAACTTCTCATCAACATCTAAAATATTCTGTTCATCTATTGTTGAAAAATGTCTAATCTCAGCTACTTTTGCTGATCTAATATGTACTTGTGTTCCTTTGGGGTAAAACATACCCGCAGATGGTAAAGCGTTTACAGCAAGAGAATGATATCCTAATAATGTATCAGCATCCTGTGCTTTTTGTGTTCCGTACTTTTCCATGTTAACTGACCCTAAATCAGCAGGCTTCGGGTTTTCCTGGTTCTCAACGATGTTTTTGTAAGCATCGTCTAAATTTGCATCGTCTTTTTTGTTGGTGCTCATTTGTTACTTCTTTTTAAGTTTCTTAATATTATCTTTATTCCATTCTAATATTGAATCGGCCTTCAATTCAATTTCCTTGCGGATTATATCTCGTATGAACGCTGAGATGGATACTGGTCTTTCTCCTCCTTCAATTGCTTCATTTAAGATAATCCTGTTTATTGATGTCACTTCTGTTTCAGACAGAAGAACTTGTAATTTCTTAGTCAGTTTATCCATGTTATTATTATATCAACATATTATGTTTTTGTTTCATAAAAATAGGGGAAACGTTGATGGATCCCCTATGTAAAAATAAGATTAAGCTAGAACCTCTTTAAAAGTATCACATCTCCATGTTACTTCAAGTGCTTGTGCTTCTGTAGTTTCGTAATTTAATTCAGTAGTGAAAGGTAATCCTGAAGTAATGAAACAGTCTTCTAAAGTTACTGTTCTATATATGTCTCCAGCTCTATTGAATTGAACTACAACGATAGTACCTACATAATCTTTTTTAAGACCCATTTGGCCAGTCTGAGGATCGTATTGGTTATTATACCATTGTCTCATTGATTTATAAAGATATGCTTGATTAGCATCGTTTAAGTTTAATGTAAAGTTTATTCCAACGTCTACAGTTGTTTGATCAGGCATTCCTGCGAACGAACGTGTTGAGAATTTATATTTTTGCTCAACAGCTGCAACTTCTTTGTATAATTCTAAACCTGTTATTGAGGTAACATGTTGAATCATCAGTGGAGCATCTGCTACGCCAGCTGGAGGTAAAACTGTTACTTCAAATAAGTTCGCTTGAACTGGTTCGAATTGTCTACCGCTTCTGCTTGTTTGATCTTGTGAATAGTGTGGTAAAGCCATTTTTTATATTGTTTTTGTTTTTTTATATATCTGATTAACTAAAGTTCCCTGTTGAAATTTCACCAGTATTTAAAACTGTAGTTCTGTGTACGACTATTTCTAATCCTTTAACAGGTTCAACATAAGTATCTATAATACCAAAGTTATTATCAATTACGTCATCAGTGTTGTTTGTTTGATCCATGATGTTTTTGAATTCGAAAACTCCACCGTCTGCTTTTACTGATTCCATAAACGAATCTGCTAAAGTTTTGATTTCTAATCTAGTCTGAACATTGTTGAATTCAAATACATATCCTTTAAGAATATTAGCAATACCTTCTTGTATGAAAATTAAAGCTTCTCTAACATGTGCTGAAGAAAGCGATGATTTAACAGATTGTTGTGCCGTTTTGTTTCCTAAAATAGTAAGACCTACTCCTCTTTGAAATACAATTGGATTGATTCCGAAAGGCTCTAATACATCTCTATCATTTTTATCAAAAGCATATTCTACTCCTTTTAATCCTGATCCTCCTACAACTCCTCTTCTTGGACCTGCAACGATCGACCATGGTTGAGCGCTTGTATATTTATCTAAAAAGTTATTTGATACATTAGCTGCTGGTGGAACTATTAAGTCTTTACCTCCGTCTGATACTAATAAACCAGGTCCGTAGTAGAATGCATAATTTGCTCCTTCTAAAATACTTGGTAAAGAATATGTCTTAGTTGGATTTTTATCTAAATTTCCTCCTTGTGCGATATACTCTACTTTAAACTCTCCGTTTGCGTTTGTAAATGAAGGGTTTGTTGATTTTTTAAAATCTGCAACAGTTGGTGCATTTAAGATAGCAGAAGCGTTTTGTCTTGCTTGCGCTAAATCTGATAACTGGTGCTTATTTTGTAGCTCTCCATCGTTTGATGTAAATGTATCTACAACATATCTAAAGTCAATTAAGTCTTTATCAATTAATCCAGCGTATAATCCTGTTCCTCCTTTTAATGCGTCTAGAGCAGAACTTATTGTCTGATCTTCTAAAGTAGCTCCTGGTAATGCAAATGGTGCATAGTGCGATGTAGCTTCTTCCCATGATTTAAAGAATTTATCTGAGAATGTTAATTCTACTGCAACATCACAATATACGTTGTATACTGATCCTGCTTTAGATACTCTCTTTACTTTTGCTAATCTATCAGTAACTGCTGATTTAACATAGTCTCCTGCTGATATAGCGAAAGTTGCTGGTGTATTTGCAGCTGTTGCGAAATCAACTGAAAATTGAGAACCATTACTTGCGTATACTCCTGTTGTTTTACCTTCTTCAGTTACTGCATCTCCGTTACCGTCTAATACTGGATCTCCGTTACCATCTACTGTTGGTACTTGGTGAGATACTCCTTCTAAAGTTTCTGCAACTTCTCTATCACCTGCATTTATTTTATAAGATAGTAACTGAGTGTTTGGTGTAGAAGCTTTATGTCCTACTAAATCTATTTCAGTTCCATTTTCGTTGATTACTGCGTCTTCATCAATTGCACAGAATAAACCTGTCTTTCTTGCTTCAGAGTTTACCATTGTTTCAACATATAGGTTTCTTCCTTCTAAATCTTTAAATCCTGGGATTAAAGATCCTGTGTATTGTGCTTCTAAAGTAACTTGTCTTAAGTTAGCAAATTCTGCTAATTTAGATTTGTCTAATCCGTCTGCGTTAAAGTAAGCTCCATATACTGGATCAGCTGATACATCAGAGAAGTTTCCTTTAAATACGAAAACATCTACCATGAAATCTGATATGTAATCGAAATCATTCATGAATTCAGGTACATTACCTTCACCATACCAATCTCTTGCATTAATATCAAAAGCTTTTACATCTGCTGCTTTTCTAATAAAAACTGTTACAGCTTGTTGCTTGATATTTACAAAGTTAATTGCGTTTGATTTAGCTACTCCTTCGTTTGCTAAGTCAGCAAGTACTTTTGAATCAGAAGGTACCATAAACTTATCATTATCAAAAAAGTTTGTATATTCTGAAACTCCTGAATTTGATAAAGGATTTAACGGTGCTGATTCTGTTCCTACCTGGTTTCCGTTAGAAACTGGTTTTGCGTAAGCTGATTTAGATGCTGATGTAAACTTATAAAGGTTTAACGCTAATATAGGTCCTCTTGAAAGAGCTTCTAATGCAGATCTGTGGAAAAACATTCCTTTCTTTTCTAGTTTCTTATCAATTGTTCCGAATACGTTAGTAAAATCTTCAACACTTGAAATTAAAACTGGTGAATTGTAAGGTCCTTTTCTTGAGTGACCTGTAATTAATCTTAATGTTTCAACGTTTATATTTGCAGTCTGTGACTTGTCAAATTCTAAACGATATACTCCACTCGATTTAAATTGTAATAAATTTGGACTTAATGCCATAATATTATATTTTTATTTTTTTTTCTTTTATTATATATCATTGTTATTCTGTGAGTATTACAGTAAATCATAAATATCGAACTGTAAATCTCCTTGTTCTGTGTTATCCTTATATAGTATCTTTTCCATTAGTTTAACTTTATCATGGTCTATAATATCTAATAGCTCTTCCACGTAGTCTGCGTAATCTGTTGTGCCAAAGAATTCAGTAGCAGTAACGGCGGTCATGATAATATCATCGTGCCCCATTTGTGCTCCGTAACTATTATTTCTAAGTACTCCAAATAAACTTGCTTCTTGTACAGTTACTATATCATTAATTTTGATTTTGTTTAATTCTATTTGCTTTTTAAAGTTTTGACAGAATACTGATTTGTTATCACTCTTTAATCTAATACCTGGTTTTAAAACCTTTGAATCATGCCTGTGTTTAAATCTCAATACCATCTCGTCTTCAAAATCGTTACGTCCAGGAAACACTGTACTTAAATACTGTAATAATATACTTCCATAAGTATTGTACTCTATAATCAACTTGGTGTTCTCTGAGTTGAATATATCAAGTGCTAGTGTATATAATATCTTTGCAAAGTCCTCAATAGGATGTTCATTACTTCTAAACACTCCAACTTGATTTAATTTAAAAAAGTCATACATTGCACCAGGACTTATAAAGTTTTCTATATCAATATCTTCCATAGGTTCTACCTCAAACATATTAATTACAGAATGGTCTCCTCCGTTTCCTTCAGCGATATCTACAGAAAACATAAAATATTTCTGTGAATTTCCTGCATCTTCTGGATCGAAGTCTGGACTAAATCCTAAATATCCTTTAGTGTCTATGTGTATATTGTCGAATTCTTCGAAATCATACCATTTAAATATCTGTGCGTTTGATCTGATATTTTTCATAGTACCTGGACTTAATAATAAACTAGATGAACTTGTAAATTCATTTCCATACTGTCTATTAAAAGAATCTTCAGATCCTAAATTTCCTAATTCTCTTTTATACCATGCATCATCTCTATCAGGGTGCTGCCACCAATCAATTCTTGTTGCCTTATATTCATTGTTTCCTTTCTCTGCATCCGCGTAAATTTCATAAAACTTATTAAATCCATTTGGAGTTGAAGTTATATTGATTCTCGATATCTTAGATGCTGATAGCGTTGGATATACATTTTCATAGAATGAATCTACGATAGTAGGGTGTATGTGTGCAAATTCATCAAGGTATAAATTATGAATAGTAAAACCAATACCAGACTTTGCCGTTGTTGATTGTCCAACTAAACGACATCCGTTATCTGCACGAACATTCATTACATCATACTTGATAATTCCAGGCTTCATAAAGAAAGGTAAGTTTTCTAAAACTATCTTCGCTTTATCTATAATTTCTTTGGTTGATTCCGATTTGTTTGCAAGCAATAAAGTTGTTTTATCAAAATTAAAGGTAAGGTACCATGCATTAAATATAGATGCTGTTACAGTTTTACCCATCTGTCTAGAGGCTAACACAATATTAAATCTATTATGTTGAAAATCTCTTAGCATTTGCTTTTGATAATCTCTTAACTTAACCTGCTGAACTCCGTTATCTGTCATAACAACAGCATACTTTTCTGCAAAGTAAACAATGTCATGAGCACATTTCGCCATTTCTGTAATCTCAGCGTCTGTCCATTCAAATACAATATTACCTCTACGTAAAAACTGCTTACCTTCATAAAAAGGCATAGATACCGAAGGTCGATATCCTTGATCAAGTGCTAGCATCAACTCGTTGATACTTTTAGTTGACCAGATTAGTTTACCAGCGTCATCAGCTGACTGTCCCTGAGGGATCCAGCGATTATCGCCTACGTATGAGTCATTTGCCATATTTATTCTTCTGTTATTTCATCAGCGTCTTCAATCTGATCATCCTGTATTCCGTCTTGAATCATTCTCATTAGATCTTTAGTACCTCTCTGTACTGTTTCGCTTGATTTATGTCCTCCTTTATTTCCGGATGCTTCGCTAATTTCACGAGTATCGTCTCTTTTCTTGTATAATTCGATATCTCTTGCCATTCTCTTAGCACCTTCTTCAGCTGCCATTAAATACATCGTTTGGGATTTGATAATATCTAACATTGACTTTTGTAAAGTTGCTAGAACTTCAAACATTCTTGGAGCGATTTCACCGTCTTCTATTGTTTCTAAAAGAGTTGTAAGAGCTCTTTCACCTGCTTGTAGTTGATAGATTAAAGAAGACATTGTCATCTCATCTATCTTTTTCTTTGCTACAATATATTCATCCTTCTCTATAATATCCTCATCTAGATAAAATTTCATTAAACTTGTAATAGTTTTAGAAGCTTTTTTACTAGCGCTTGCTTTAAGTTGAGAATAAGACATTTTAACTGGAAGATCTCTCTTCGCAGGTAATTCAGGATCTGTTTCTATTACAGATTCTATTGGGTCATTATTTCCTATTAAGTCATCTAGCTCTTTTCTAATATCTTCTGCTTGCGACTTAATACTTTTATTTTCTTCTGGCATATTTCAATATTTTGTTATAGATTATTTATTCAAATTTTATCTGACACTCTTGAATCTCTGATACCCTAAACTTGGAATTGCATTATCTATAAGAATTGATAATTGATTGTCTCTTACTACATATTGGTTTAATATATTATGATGTTGTTCGTATTCTATAACACTTGTGAATACTCTAATGTTTGTCATATATGTATTGTTACCTCTTATGTGGTAATTAGAATCTACGTTCCATTGCATAGGTTGACCTAGTTCCAATGTTCCTGTGTATTCTTCTATTAAATCGTTACTTGAATCCTGAGGACGTGATCCTACAGTTGTTCCTGTATTTATATTAGAGTCTAATCTATATAATGAAAGCGATGTTTGAAAGAATTTATTGTTTATGTTTAATACTAAACCATACCATTCTCCTTTTTGTAGATTTATTCCGTGAAGGAATTCATAATTAACACCATTTGCATTTACTCTAAACTTATTGTTGCTTACAAATAGTTTAAATCCTCCAATTGCCGCTAGATCTCCAAATAATACATATTCATTTGAATCCGAAGCGCCGAACTGTGGAGAAAACCACATTGTTGTTGCTAAGTTATCTGTTGTTGATAATTCAGATTTTACAGAGTATTCAACTCCAGTTCTGTCTTTTTTTATTTTAGATAAATCATAGTAGTTTTTACTAACAACAGTCCATCTGTTTTTTAAGTCATACTCTTTTATACTTAACCCTCTATCTACAAAACCTCTAATACCATCTCTATATGTTGTTGTAACTGTTTTGAATTGTTTTGGGTTTGTTACTTTTTCTTGTTCTTCTTTTTGTCTTTCTCCAAATACTTCTTCTACTCCTGTTATTAAAGTATCAGTGTCTACTTCGAATTCATTTTTAATAACTGATGATCTGTCTTGGTATTTAACTAGTTTACATCTCCAATATGACGATGTTTGATTAAATTCATCTGCAATTGATAGTGAATTAATTTCATACATTCTATTAATTAGTGGAATAAACATGTAATCCTTACTTCTTGGAGACTTACCTTGACCAAATACTGACTCAAACTCTCCTCCTACTATATGAATTTCAAATTCTGCAAATTCCATTCCGAATATATCGAAAGTCATCGCTTCATCTGGGAATTCATTATCTGGTACTAATATCTTTATTGCTTTTTTATCTACAACATTATGTAAAGAATATTCCATTAAATGAACATCTTCAGTTCTTGCATCAGGCTCAGTTCTAAAATATTGAACTTCATGTCCAAATATATTATTAGTCATACTGACAAGTTGTTTATATAAGTTTGTTGATTTATTTAAATCGTATGGCTTAAATAAATTATCATCAATGCATTCAATAACATTAGCACATCCATACATTGCGAAAGGATCTGAACATTCAACACAAAACTGAGGACAACTAACTACCGCTCCTGCTTGAGTTTCTAATGTATAATTTACTGATATAATAGTTATTGTATTACCTGATGAAAGTGCAGCAACTTCTCCTCTAACATCTATCCATAAAGGTTTCTTTGGATCAAATGTTAATCCCATTAAATCAGAAAATGCTAATTGCTTGTTTAAAGGTCTTAATTCTGAGAACTGCTCGTTATCAGTTGACCATCGATATTCATATTCAAAATAATTATTAGCAGCAGGTGGAATATAAAATTCAATTCCAGTAGTTGTAAAAGTAGGGGCTGTTGTTAAAGTTATTTGTATTGGAGTATCTATAGTCTGTATTTCGAATGTTGTGTTTCCTATAACGATTCTATCTCCAATTGTAAACTGTGTGAATTGCGTTAAAGTTCCACTAACGATAGGTGATCCTGTTTCTGTTGAAATAGTACCTACTGTTTTATAGTTCTGTATTCCTACTATTATTTCCCAGTCTATTATTTTAACTGTATCATAATAAGGTTTGTTTAATTTAGCGATTAAGAAATCACCGTATTCTGTTGCTGTAAATCCTGTAACCATTATCTTTTAATATTTTGATTAACTTCGTCTTCTGGTTTAATTTTTTCACCAGCGATCCATGAAGCCACAAATCCTGTTAACGATGCGAAATAAATAGAAAGGTCTTTAAGAGATGCTGCAAAATACATAGATACCATACCTGCTATTGCCCATATAAAAACTACAACATATATCATAAGTTCTCTACGAGACATTGGTCCCTTACTCATAATACCAGTTTTAGTACTTGGCCTTTTTGATTCAGCCCATATATAAGTAGCGGCATACGCTGTTAAAGATCCAAAATATACTGCTAAATCAGTAAGACTCGATGCCTTAATTGCTGCGTATATTCCCATAGTGATCCATAGCACAACTATAATATAGATTAATGCTTCTCTTTTTCCAAATTTATTAAATAATTTCATTAAAAAGGTTTATTTAATCTATATATTCAGAAAATTATATCAATAATCCGTAACTAGTAGCGTTACCGGGTTATCTCCCTCAACTTTAATGTCTATTAAATCTAATATTGTTGTAATTAATGGAACTGCGTCTGGTTCTCCTTCTATTAAATCATTTTCCATTTCAAGTTCTACCCAATTATCTAAAGTATCAAGTAATTCTACTATTTTTAATCTGGCATAAGGTACATTTTCTTCTAATATACCTAAAGACTCTAATACAGGATTAATTATTCTAAGATCCTCTTCTTCAAATATGTCAGAAAGTTTTATAGTCATTGATAGTATTCTAAAGTCAAACTTTAAAATCTTCATACCGTCTGATTCTATTAATCTTGAGAATTTCTTATCATGACTAAGTGTTAATTTAATTAATTGTAGATTTGGCATGTCAACACACATCATATAAATGAAATAAGGTGAGTTTACTTGCTTATGTAGAGAATCAACGCCTGTGGATTTAATTCGATGAATCATAGGCATATAGTTATTATCGAGTAATGCTGAGAGTTGTGATAAGGTCACCACTACGGACATTTCATCTACTTCAACATAATCTAACTGATTTTTAACCTGGGTCCAAAGGCGGTTATCCAGGTGGTTGTATCTATGTAGTGTTACGTCGACTGCGGTCGGGAAGCTACTAATATTCATTTTGTTTATATTAATACACTTTCATAGATCCTTCGATCGATTTAAGTGATGTGTATAATTCTGTTTGTGCGAACTTCTCTAGTTCTTTAAATTCTCGCATTCCTATTTCATTTTTATCTATGAAAAATCGAATTGCTTCATCACTTGGTATATATTTGCCTTTAGTAGAGGCCGCTTTCTTTGCAGATTTCTTTGTTTTTGTATAAACCCAACGAGGAACTCCTTTAAATCGAGAAGCCACTGATGCCCAGCTATCAATCACTGCAATAGGATTTATTCCATTAACATTAAATAACTGTGCATTTGATGGGAACTTAATTGCGAAGAATCTATTAACCATAAAATGGTGTCTCTTCTTATTATAGTTTTTTATGTTGTGATAATCTTTTTGCTTCGTGAACATGATTTTCATGAAGTCAAATAATTTTGTTTCGTCTAGCATATTTTAGAATAACTCGTTTGATATTTTACTGCTACTTGTTACTTTTGTTTCAGGGGTTTTTAATCCAGCAAAAGGATCGTATCCTCCGGGAGCACTTGCTCCTTTTTTCTGTAACCAATCGGTTCCTTCTAATATTACTTCCATCTTAGTTAATTTTGGAAAGATAGGTTCTACATTAAAATCAGTTTCAATAGCTTTATAGATTTCTTTTTGAATAGGATCTGGTATAGTATTGAAATGCAACAACATAAGATCTAGATTTTGATTGAATCTACCTTTGATTTCTTCTATTGTAGATTTATCAATAACTTTATGTATAATACTAACAAGACTATCTACGCTATCTTTATTAAAGAAATCATCTATTGCAAAGCCGCCATTTAATTCTTTATACTGATCTAGGATTTTAAGTGCATTCTTTTCTGTAATAGAATAATTCATGATTTTACCAGACTTTGCAGTCTTTGTCCAAGATACAACACTTTTAATGTTATCACTTTTATCACCTTGTAATATCTTAGTGAATATGAAATCATCGCAATTGATTTCTTCAAAGGTAACACTATTCTTAAGTGCCCAATCTGTAAGGTTTTGTTTCATCTGATCATGCATAACGGTGTTTGAATTCATGTTAAACATTAAATCATCATTAGTCATAGTATCTGTAGCTCTTTCGTTTAAAACTTCTTCGAAACCTTCGAATGTAATAAGCTTACGTTTAGAGTTATAATACCATAAAGTATATGCATCTGTTGCTTTATTATAATTAACTAATTGAATTAAATCACGATCACCTGTCCAAGCGATACAATTCTTACCTTCATTATTTAATTGAGTAGACCAACCGAACATAACATCATCTGCTTCTGCACCTTGTACTTGGTGAATTACAACACCTTGTTTTTCTAAGATGTCTTGCCATTCTTTATATGTACTGAAAACACCGGCCCAGTTAACTGAATCATCATATGTTCTTGTACCTTTATATTGTGCTTCTGGAAATAGATCTTTACGCCATGATTTAGCATCTACGGCAACTACAACCTGATCTACAAATCCTGACATTCTACGTAACTCAGATGCAAAATCAATACATAACTTACGCATTAAACTTGCCTGACTATCTTTAGTTTCTAGTAATTGTTTGCCTTTCGGTCTAGGCAGTACGAATAATCTACTATGTAAGAAGTAGTTACCGTCTATTATTAATGTATGTTTACCTAATTTCATAATTGGTGTGTTTTTATTTGTTATATGTAAATATAAACCTTTTTTGCGACATAAAAAAACTATTGTCTAACTATTTCCTGGAGTTTATATACGCAGGAAAGTAGGGTGATGACTTGGTCTATTACAAGGTTACGTTGAGCTTGGTGTTCTGCTACTGTAACTGCAATCTGTGGAATAAATCTAACCGCTGATGGTTTTTCAGCCTGGATGTATTGTATAAATTCATCTCCTAACGTTTGTAGTACATCATCAACTCTATTTGAATACTCTCCAACGATTTGTTGATAGTTCTTGATAGGGTCTGTTTCGTGGAATATTAATTCAAATACATCTTTATAAACTGAATTAAATTTCTTAACATCGGTTACTGTAATGTTAGTAGTTCCTTGAGTCTTATATCCTTGTAGTTTATTAAGAGTTGTTCTTAAATCTGGAAAGTTACGTTTAACAAATTCAACCAATGCTGGTTTCTCTATTGTCATTTCTTCTTTTTTACAGATATCATATACTCTTCTAATATACTTCTTTGTTAATTCATTTTCTTCTGATTTATCAAAGTCAAAATTAATTACTTCAAATCTAGAAAGAATAGGATCTGGCAATTTATTAATGTAATTACAAGTTGCTATAAATCTAGAGTTTGATGCAAATGTTTCCATTGTAGCTCTTAATGCTTTAAAGAATTGGTCAGATACTCCATCAACCTCGTCTAATATAACTACTTTAAATTTATCTCTGTCATCTAATATAGACATAGTTGAACAGAAATCTGTAATTCTAGTTCTAATAACATCAACTGAAGTATCTGTAGATGCGTTAATATAAAGGTATGGTAGATCAAATTGTTGAACTATCGCCTTTGCGGTAGATGTTTTACCAGTACCAGGAGATCCTGCAAGTAATATGTTTTGCGATAAACCATCTTTGAACTTTGACATTACTCTTTCTGGTAATATTAAATCTTCTAGGTTTTTAGGTCTGTATTTTTCTGTAAATAATGCGTGAATCATCTAGTATATGTTTAGATATATTATACAAAGGTATTGTGAAATGTTTCAGATAAATATACTATATGGCATACAATAAAAAATATCCTAACATTAAGAGAACCGGTGGACCTTACCCTAGGAATAGGTACGGGGTTCGATACGACTCTATCTCAAAACAGCAGCGTAGATTATTATTAGAACATCCTATTATAAAGGAACGTGCCCAGGATGATCAGTTCTTGCATATCATATTTGAGGTATGTCGACATAGACATGTAGATCGTTTTGATAAATTATACTTTGATTGGTCTACTTCCGAATTTGTTAAAATGGAAGAGTTAAAAGAAAGTTACGATACTATTGATTGGAAGTGTGCACTTAGTGATAAAGACATTAGATCTAATATAAATGATTTTAGTGCAGAAAACTTTGTTCATCCAGAATATCACGATACTTTAGGTGGAAGTATAGATTCTAGAATATGGGAATCTTCAGTTCTCTTCCAAAAACACGTAAAAAAACTCTTAATGAATCAACAGAAAGAGTTTTTAAAAATTGTTCGTAAGAATTCTAAATCTTAAAGTAAACTAGAGAATCTTGTTTTAATATCAAAGTTTTGATGTCTAGATTCATTTAATGTATATGCCATTTCTAATTTAACTATCTCAGATTCTAACATCATACCTAATCCAGTTCCATTAACTTGCCAAGATTCTTTTGCAGATACTCTATCAATAAGATCTTTTACTGTATCTATTTTAGATTTTATACCAGACTCTTCGGCTTTAGCTAATAAGTCCTTTAATCTTTTTAATTTTCCATCTTTAGAGTTTGGATCAACATCGTTAGTTTCTTCATCTTCTGTTTCTTCATCTTCTGTTTCTTCACCTTTACCCTTGTCTGCGTCTTCCTTATCAACTGCTGATTTTAAATCATCTGTTGCTTCTTGACTGGGTTGAGCGTTTTTAAAGTCTGCCTCATCCTGTATTATCGCAGTTTTTAATTTAGTTATTTGTGCCTTCGCATCAGCTTTTTGTTCTGGAGTACCTTCTCCCATTGTTATATTTAATACAGCCATCTTACCTTCTTTCTTAGAAATAGATAAAGCCTTTTTAACAGGTGATGATTTATCTCCAAATTTATCATCTACATTCTGTTGTAAAGAATCTCTTTGTTTCTTAGATGCCTCTATTTTTTTGCTAATTTTATCTTTCATATCTCCGTCTGCAGCATCTAATTTAACTTCGATTCCTGCAATCTTAATAGACATTTTATTAACTGAGTCTTGTGCTTTTTTAGCCTTAGGTGCAATTACTTTATAGTCATACGCTCTCTTAGCGGCAAGACCTAAACCTGCAATTATACCACCTCCTATAACAGCAGCTCCTCCTATTGCTTTATCTAATAAATCTTCATTTAAAGACTCTGTCAATTCAACGGATAACGCATCTAATGAAGTCATTATAGCATCAACATCACTCATTATTCCTTTTCTCCCAACAGTGTCAGTATTTGTTGTTTCTCCGGTTGTTGTAGTAGTATCTGTAGCAACGGGAACCTCTGAAACTTCTTCACTTACTAATTTTTCATTGATCTTGTTAAACCAATTCTCGAATTTATCTATCATAATTTGTTATAATTTTTATGTCTTTATTATAAAGTATATATTCACAAAAAAAGGGTAACAAATTAATGTTACCCTTTCTTAAAGATTTATATGATTAATTAATCAAACTTAGAATTATACTAAGTTGATTAAGTTAGACCATGATCCAGTTACGTTAAAAGTAACATATTGAGTTTCAGCGTGGAATCCAGCTTCAACTAATGCAAATCTAGATTTTACAGCGATCTTTGGTGCCATAGTTCCTTCAGCGATAGTCTGTACTGATTCAGCCATTAAATAAGGCATGAATACTAATCCAGGTCCGTTTCCGTCTCCTTTTCTTCCAACTGATACTGACATATCTGACCATGCTAATGTAGGGTCAGTATATACGTTAATCCCAGCAACTGATCCTAATGGATAGATTGCTCCAGCCGATTGAGAAATAGTGTTAGCCATTGGATTTGCAACGAAACCAGAAACTGCTTGTAATACTGTAGCAACTTGTGCTCCAACTACTGCGAAGTTTCCTGCTCCTCTACGTCCTCTGTTAGCGATTAAATTAGCTGCTGCTAAAACTTGAGTTAAGATTTGTCTGTGTGCCGAAGCTACAGTATCTCCTCCAGTTAATGCAGATGCTGCAGATAATGCGATATCAAAAGATGATCCGAATGCAGTAACGTTATCAGCTCCTAAAGTTCTAATAGAACCTAAGATGTGCTGGTTAATAGATTGTGTTAATTCGTTAGTTAATACTGACTCAACTTGAGCTACAGCATCTACTCCGAATTGCTTTAAATCTTGAACTTGCTCTCTAGTAACAGCAGCTGCAACTTGGTAAGTCTTAGCTGAAACTGATTTAGAGAATAAAGATAATCCCATGATCTTGTCAGGAGTTGATTCACCAGCTTCTCTCGAATAAGGTGTTCCAGCAGCATCTGCTCCTGTAAATCCTTTGATGTGATCTTCTAATGCTTTAACTAATACAGCATCTGCATAAGTTACAGTAATAACACCAGCAGCTTCAGTTGTAGCACCAATTTTGATAATGTTCTTTCCGTCTAATCTTGAAGTTCCTTCAACAACATCTCCTGAAGAAGCAGCTTCTGCAGTTTTGATGTAAGTTGGGTTAACAACACCGTCTAATTTACCACCTTCATAAGTAAAGTCTAAATAAGATAATAATCCCATTGGTCCAGCCATTGGAATTACTGGTACTAAATCTAAACCTACAGTTTGAGCAGCAACTTGCATTGCTAAAGGTAATAAAGATGGAGCTTTATCTCCTGATCCGTTTCCTCCTGCAGATGGAAAAGCTGTTGCTCCCATACCTGTTAAGTTCATTGATGGATCTAAAGACATAATGTTAGCGTCTTCATAAAGTTTGTGGTTGTGACAGTAAGTCGACATCCATGCTAATTTACTAGCATCGTTGATTCCTGTTGCAGATTCGATGATCGGAGACCATGTTCCTCTTACTTCAGATTCGTTAATTAAATTTGCCATTTTTGTTTTATATTTTTTTTAATGGTTTTTTATTGTTTATTCTTTCGATTCTTTTTTAGTCTTTTGCTTCTTAACTAATAATCGATTGTATTTTTATATTAATATATATCCTTATTATTTTAGAGGAAAATGAAAAATTCATTTTTTCTAATTAAAAATATAAGAGGAGGCTCTTAACCAACCTCTTATATAATATATCTTAATTTATTTGTGATTACTTTTTAAATCTATTTGCAATTTGTGCTGCTATATCCTTAGTATCATATCCAATTGTTGATTTTACTTCAACTTCTTTAGATTCTTTTACCATTTCAACTTTCTCCATAACTACTGTAGTATCTCTTAAGTCTCTAGTTTGCCAGAAATTTGCAACTTGATAAGCAGTTTCTAATACGTGGTATTTAGATTGTGCTAAGATTGATCCTTTTTTAGCTTCTGATAATTTAGCGTAAGTGTCTTTATATTCAGTTGGCATTAAAGTAACTACCTTAGGGTCAGTTGCTACTACCGCGTTTAATAAAGAATTTTGCCATAATCCTAAGATTTGTCCTTCTGTTAGGAATCCTCTTCCTTCGATTGCAGATAATACTTTAGTTTTATCTTCTGTTGCTAATTCATTAAATTCTGTTCTTGCAGATTCTGATACAAATTTAAAGAAGTGTGGATCTTTTGTTTTGTTTTCTTCAGCCTTATTAATTAATGATTGTAACTTTTCAGTGATTGAATTCTTGTAAGCATCTAACGAATCAACTTCTTCGTTTTTAGCAGCTAATTTACCGTCCTTAGGTTCTCCTAATTCTTTGATTTCGTCTTCGATATCTTTTGCTCTATCTTCAGTTACTTCTTCTTCATCTTCGTAAGCTTCTTCTTCTTCAGATTCTTCAGATTCTTGAAGTTTCTTAGGTTCTCCTAATTCTTTGGTTTCGTCTTCAATATCTTCAGATCTGTCTTCAGCTACTACTTCTCCTTCAGCTTCTCCTTCACCGTCTAGTTCTAAATCACCTTCAACGTTTTCAACTTCTCCGTCAATTACGTTTCCTTCTGCATCAACTATAGGTTTTGTAACATCAGTTGTATCAGTTTTAATATCTTCAGCTGGAATTCCTGCTTCATCTTCTACTATTAAATTAGAATTTACAGTTTCAGCAACGTATTCAGCGTAATCAGATACTTTTTCTAAGTTTTCTTTTAAATATCCAACATACTCTAATAAACTCTCGTGAGTTGTTGCACCTTCATTATAAGATTCTGCTAAATAATTAGTATACTCTTTAATTTTATCAACACCACCAGCAATATGCTCAGAGTATTGAATTGATTGATCTACCTTTTCAGCTAAGCTTTCTGCGTACTGTATTGATTGATCTGTTTTTTCTGCAACATGTTCTGAATACTGAATAACTTGATCAGTCTTTTCTGCGATATGCTCTGAATACTGAATAACTTGATCAGTCTTTTCTGCAACATGTTCTGTATACTGAATATTTTGATCAGTCTTTTCAGCGATATGCTCTGCGTACTTTATTGATTGATCTAATTTTTCAGCTAAATAGCTAGTGTATTCTTTTATTTCTGCTAATTCTGTTTCATTACCTTTTTCGCTTGCTTCTGTTAGAGACTCTTTAATAGACTTAATTTCTTCAGAAAGATATTTCGAATATTTATTAAAGTCCTCAACAGTGATGAATTTTGATTCTGCCATTGTTTCTGTTTCTTTATTTTCTATTTTGGTTTCGTTAATTTGTGATGCACTAGCACCTATTTCATATATTAATATGTCAGAGTCATTACCAAATCCATAAGATTCATTAACTCTTGTTAATTCTGCGTTGGCAAATCCTGGATCAGCAACTAAATCATATGTAAATAGTTGTTTGATTTTTACAGTACCATTCTCTTCAACAGCTCCTGCTGCTCTAGATGATATTTGTAAAGGAACACCTGCATCTACTAAAGCCTTAGCTTGTCTACCTGCATCGGTATCTAATAATCTAATACGTCCTTTAATTTGCTTGTTTTCTTTATCGTATGTAATTTCCTCGATAACATGAGATACATTCTTTAAAGATACATCAAAGTTAGAAGGATGATCTAATTCACCTAATAATTTTGAAGATTTAATTTTGTCTTGTAACGATTCGATTTGTGGTAAATACTCTTCTGCTGTGTAGATTCTATTGTTTTTATTCTTTTTATCTAACTCGCCGAAAATACCTTCTAATACGTAAATCCCATTCTCGTTCTTTAAATCTAAACTAGAAGAAGATCTTTCTAAGATTAATAAGTCTTTTTTGATCATTTTATTATTTTATTATATTTGGATTATATATCTTCATTAAAAAGTGTCCTTTTTAAAAAGTTTGTTTATTTCTCTAATGCTGCTATTTCATCATCGATAGAATCTCCTGAATCTTCATCTCCATCTGCTGTTGGATTTTCTTTCTCTTCTTCTTCTTTCTCTGTTTCTATGGCAGTAACTTCTTCTACATACTCATTATAATACTTTATCAAAGTAAATATATCTGTCTCTGTAAATGCTCCTTGACCGTATGTCTCGTAAAAGTATTCTATAAATTCGTCTTCAGTATCAGAACTTACAATAGCTCCAACAATTTCAACTGCTTTAATTTCTTGAGAATCATCAGTAGTATAGTCATCTACTTTAATATCTGATTCTGGAGTTACTTTAACAGCTTCAGATAATACTGAATCAGGCCAGCACATTATAGTTGAATCATCGTAAAATGTTATTTCCCATCCCCTATCAGCAGCTTGCTTTCTAAAAGACTTTAATACTCCATTATCAAACTTAGCAGTTGATACGCTTCGATCTATTTGTTTATCACCATCTGATTTACTTAACCAGATTCCTGATTCTTCACCGTTGAACTCTTCACTTGTTTTTACGAAGTCTCTTCCTTTACTTTTAAACCAAGACATCATGGCTTTTCTATCTAAAGTCTTTGCTTCATTAACAAACTGTTCGAATAATTTTACGTGTTTCATTTTATTGTTTATAATTTTAAATTCCTAAATCCATAGGATCTACCTCAGGTTCTTCAGCATCTTTAGCTGCTTTACGAGCTTTATATGCGTCATTTGCTGCTTTATCATCCGGTGTTAGTTTTAAGTAACGGTCTACTAAGAAGTCTTGATCAAAGTATGATGTTTCTTCCATAGTTTCTGGATCTGTTTCAACTAATGAATCTTTAAGATCTGAAACGAAGTTAATTCTACGTTCCATAATTTCCATGTGTTTAAGTTCTGCAAACATATTCTCTTCAATAAATTGTAAAGATATTTGCGTTTTAAAAGCTGGATCATCTGCAAATTCAGGGTATTTAAGACACATTTGAATGTGTAGTGGTTTAACTAATATTTCTTGGAAAACTGATCTTAGTCTTTTAATAAATTTAGAGAATTTGATTTCATCTCTAATCATACCATCTGCTGCTAAGTTAAAGTCTCCTCCACCGTCTTCATACATGAATCTGTTAAATGGAATCTTAGAAACTGCTTTAAGTTTATCTGAGAAATATTTAAGTGCTTCTGTGTCGCTTAATTCAGGACCTTCTCCACCTAATGTTTCTATTTCAGGTTGTTCACCGTCTTTAGAAGGTAACCAGTATTCTTTGTTAAATTGTAACATTGGTTTACCGTCAGTATGCATTGTTCCAGATTCCCAATCGAAATCTACAACTTCTTTATAGTTATTCATTAACTGAGCTAAAGATTGTTTTGCTCTAGTTTTAGATTTACCACCAACTGGTATAATGAATTTCATTCTGTAAGATGAATTAGTAACAGCCCAAATAACTCTGGTGTGTTCCATAATTCTCATTAAGTTAAAAGACCTTACAAGACGTTCTAAGTAACTAACTCTAGATGCTGTGGTAATAGATGAATAAGAGATATAAATGATTTGAGAGTCATACAAGACTCTCTCCTTGATAGGATCGTCTTTGAATTGAGTCCAAACTTTCTTCTTATCTTCTTTGTTATATCCTGGTACTAATGTAATTGGATCTATTTCTTTAAAACCTATAATCTCAGTTTGATCCGGACTATATATAATCTCAAATGATAAATAACCATCTACTAAGAATTTTCTAAAATAATACCATGCTGATTGATCTTGTGTAAAACCAAAATATTGGTAAATATTTCTAAATGATTTATTAAGGTATTTAGTTACATCTTCCGAAACATCCATTCCTATTATTTCAGGATTTACGAAAAAGTTTTTGTTATCATAAACAATAGACTCATCACAAAGGATATCTAGTATGTCTTCAATTTCGTCATACGTTGAAAATGCTCTTAGTTCATCACGTTTACCTTCGTAACCTTGATCGAAGAACGGAATATTCTTACGCATGTTTGTGTCTGCCATAGATAACGCTGCAAAAGCGCCATACATGTCATCATTGTCAATACCCATTTGGTTCATCTGACCGTACCCTATCTCATCTTCCATCGGTCCAATCGATTGTGATTGTCTAAGTACTAGATCATCATAAAACATACCAAAAGAAGATAACTTCTTAAGTGAGTCTTTTAATGTGAACGATTTCTTATTGTAACTTAAAGGGCCATTTCTATCTACGAATCCTGCCATAGTTATTACTTTATTATATTTGTTTATATATTCTGTTTTTATTAGCTGAAAAACATTCTTCTAATTTGTGTCACTGTTGTTCCGTTTAGTTTAATAAAATCACATAAAGCGATTTCCGGCCACTTAGTATAGCTAATAACACTTTGTCTTGATTTTCCTGTAGGAATATACTGTCTAATTGCAAAATCATATCCAAATCTCTTTAGATACGATGATATTCCTTCGTACGTTATTCTTAAAGGAGCCTGTCTCGATGCATTATAAGCTCTTTTACCTGATGTTGCGTTATTAATTTGACCTTCCATCCTATCATATAAATCATCTAATAGATTTTCTTTTATACTAACAGGTAATAGATTTAAATTAATACCTAGATCGTTTTCACCTTTATGTTCTATTGCTAAAACGAGAGGCTTTCTATCAAACCAAGGTAAATCCTTTGTTACGGGTGTATAGTCAAATACATATATTTTACCAGGTTCAAATCTGGATCTTGTTTGTTTTACTTCATTCAGAGATCTAGATGATTCGCCTTCTTTAAACCATTTCTCAGATGCAGATCTAGCTTGTTTCTTGCTACCTGCATCTTTGATTAATTGCTTTATAGTTTTTTTAACGTAACCCATTTAATATAGTATCTTCTGTTAGCACAATGAATTTGTAATTTCTTCCATCACAAAACTCTTTGGCTGCATTATATTTATCCATATTTTTAATGTATGCCTCAGCGAGGAACTTATAGGATTCTAATGCTTTCTTAGATTGTTTTTTTGGAGGTTGCGGCTTAGTTATCTGATTCTTTGGTTTAATTTCAACAATGTATTCTAACGTCGTGCCGTCAGGTTGTATTTGTTTAAAGTAAAAGTCTGGATAATATTTATGAGCCTTTGAATCTTGTCTAGACCAATATTTAATTTCAACAGGTTCACTAGACCACTTTAATACCTTGTCATTATTATCACACCATATACAAAACTTACGTTCCCATGAACTCCTATATATTATTGGAGTTGGTCCTACGTATTTTTCAGGAAATATAGGTACATAATACCCTTGACTGAATCCTGAATTTTTTGTTGGTTTGAGGTTTTTTATTGACATTTATATAGTGTAGATACCTGAACCTTCTCCTTCGCCTCCTCCAGAGTTACCTCCAATAGAGATAGTTCCTTTGTATTTCTGTGGATGTATTTTATTCCATCCTTTAGCATATCCTCTCTTTGCAATTTCTGTAAAGTATGCGAAAGCATTAGGATATTTAGGGTTAAAGTTTCTCCAATATTTAAGAAGATCTAGCATAGCGAATTGTAAACAATCATTACGATCATCTTCACTTACATATCTCATTTTATTGATAGTTTTTTCTGCTAAAAGAATTAACATCTTTTCTGCAGTCTTAGTTAGTACATCAGCATCCTTCGAGAGAACCATCTCAGCGTAGAAGTCTTTGTTATTTAGATAATTTTTTTTACGAGCCAAATTAATTAATTTTTATTTGTTTAAACTTATACACTTAATTGTAGTTTTGTTTCTAAAATAAAAAAGAGACCGGTTAGGGTCTCTCTTCATGTATTGTTAAACAGTGTTATGCTTGTAATTCTGAAATCTTAGTTTCCCAAGTTGTAATTTCTTCATTGATTAAAGAATCTGCAGCTTTTATTTCTGGAATTGACTTATCAGCTTCAGCTAATAAACCTCTTTGATCTTTTAAGAATGCAACCATATCTTGATATGATTTTATTGTTGCTTCGTTTTGAGCTATTTCCTGTGCTTGTCCTGTAACTAATTCATTTAAGAATGTTGCTGCTGATAAACCAGTTTGCTCTGTTACGAAATCTACTGCTGCATTTGCGTTAGTAGCTTCGAAGAACTTAGCTATTTTGTTAGAAGTGTTAAATCTAGAAACATAAACCTTTTCTTCGATTTTAAATAAGTTAACAATATTGTTTTTTCCTTCAAAAGTTGCTACGAAATCTAAAGATACGAAATTCTCTATCATTGATGGTAAAGATTCGAATAAATCTGCAGTTCCTTTATTTGCATATCTTACTAATCCAGAAGATAATACGTGTTTTGTGAAGTTTTCAATAACTACATCTCCTATTGAGAATGTGTTTTCTGTTAAACTATAAGTAAATTTAGAAGCTCCGTGGAACCATTTTACTGAATTTGCTGAGAATTCAAAAGATTCAAAAGCAGCAATAGCGTTACTTAAGTTAGAATCAATAGATTCTGTTTCTGTTATAATATTGTTATTCATTTCAAAAACTCTACCGTTAACGTAGAACTTGAAAGAATCTTCAGTTTTTATAAATGGGGCTAAAATATTAGTCTTCATGTTGATTTGTTTTTATTTTTATTATATATCTTTGTTATTTAGGGTCTATTCAATAATTAAACACAGAATGTTCCCGGACTATTTGTTGGATTAAATGGAATACCATCGCCATTATCATCTAAAATACCTATCATTCTTATATAAGTTCCATCTAATGCAGATATTCCTTTAGATACAGAATCTATTGTGAATTTATAATTAGGTTCGTACAATTGTATGTCTCCGTTAGGGTTAGTTAACATTGATCTTGAATTATATCCAACTAATCCATCTAAGGTTCCTTGTGCTTTTATTCTTCCAACTGTGTTTGATAAATCAAATGCATGTGGTTGTTCAAGTAATCTATCGTCAAACGAAAATGTAGATCCGTTTCTTAAAGTTGCTGTTATAATATGCAATACTCCACTAGGATCTGGATTACTACCTGCTGATCTACTAATAGGTAATCTAACAAGACAACCCGTATGTTTAGGTATGCTTATTTTACCACCGGCAGAAGAATCTGATCCAACTGAACTTAAATTACCAGTTGCTGGCACTACAGTTGAGTTAATTTCATACATTCTGTTTCCAGCATGTCTTTCGCTTTCAAAATCAAATGAAGGTATTGAAGTATTAATCTCTATTGGAAATGTAATTTTATATTTGTCTTTATCTTCGAATGTAAAGTCTATAGGTCTTTGTATATCATAATCATCTGGCATTGAGTATTGTGAATTTAATCGGTATGTTGCTTCGTTTAAATGACCAACCTCAATGTTAAAATTATTTGCTTTATATAACTCCTTGACAAGCATCTCGGTTATCTTTAAGGCATCCAATGTAGAACTGATTAATATTTCAATATCTACGCCAAGTGTGATAGGAATCATCTCAAACTCAGTTGAGTAACCTTCCATGGCTCCATCTGAGTTTAACTTAGTATAAGTTCCCATATTTCTTTTATTAATTAACTTTCCAGAGTCTATTGACATACCTGTTAAATTAACTACTCCTCTAGGAACAACATCGTAGTTTCCATCAGCAAATGCCATATCTGGATGACAGTCTGCTCCTGAAGGGGTTGTAAATAAGAAATTATCTCTTAAGAACTGATCATCTCCTGTTATTGAATAATAGAATGGAATATCAATAACTACTCTATCTTTTTCATTTAATTGTCGATAAAAATAAACCTTATTATTTAAGTCAGCTAATAAGCCAATAAGAACGTGTCTTATTACGCTATCGTCTGAATTATATTTTTGATTATATGATGCCATGTTAACTTTTAATTGTTTTGTTATTCGATAGTCTCTATATCAAATTTAGAGAAACCATTCTCTTTATATATTTGTATTTTTTTATCAAATAATTCATGGGGCAGCACTGAGTGATTTATCACAAATGTGTTGATTTTACTTTCTTTAATAACTTGACTTAATATCTTTAAAATATTATGTACACCGTCGGCATCTACTGAACTTAATAGCTCATCTAAGAATAACAGGTTTAATTGTGGAAATCTTAACTTAAGTATTTTTATAATTGCAATGATAATAATAAAGTCTGCTTTCTTACGTTCTCCTGTTGAAAGGGTAAGTGGATTAATTTCTTCACCTAAATGATTAATAATACAATTAAACTTTTCATCAAATCTTATATGGAATGAAAGGTGCATAGTAGAAGCCATCGCTGCTATGTTTGTATTTAATCCTGGTAGTATTGTTTTAACTGCAAGATTCTTAACACCATCTTCTCCTAAAATTTCTTCAAGGTTTTCTAGAAAGTAATACTCACTATTAACTATTGTTTTTGTTTTAGTCTTTTCTGTTTCTTGTATTTCAAATCCATCTATCAAGGATTGCATGTGTGCAAAACTATCTCCATTATTTAAAGAATCTTTAATCTTTATTAGTTCTCCTTTAAGGTTTCTAATATTTGTATTTATAGTTGAAACTTTGTCTCGAACTGCTCTATCTTTTTGTTGTAATTTGCTTATGTTTTCTTCTATCTCTATAACCTTAGCCTTTTCTATATTAATTTGAGAAGGTAACTGCTCTACTTTCGTTGACATCTCTGTTTTACGACCAGTGTGGAATTCTGTTGAAAGTTCACCTTCACAAGTTGGACATGAATTTTGTTCATACAAACTTAATTTCTTTCTAAGAGCTTGTAATTCATAAGTTAATTTTGTCTTATCTTCTTGTGCTGAACTTAATGTACCAGAAATATTACCTAAACTTTTAGAAATAGATACCTGGGCATCTTCTAGTTTGGTTTTATTGGAAGTATATCTAATAAGTGAAGTCTTTAACTCTTGAATTCGAACTTTGTCCTTTTGATTAGACTCTGCCATTAATTCGTTAAGTTTCATATTAACTGAAGTGATGTTTTCATTCAATTGAGTAATTTCTCTTTCGTAGACATCGATATCAACCTTTAATCCTTTACGCTCTTCTTTAATGTTTTGTTGCATTTCATTAAGAATAGAGAAACCAAACATTTTATCAATAATTTGCTTTTTATCATTATTCGTCATTGTTAAAAATGACTTAAAATCATTAACTGATAATATGATGATGTTTTTAAATACATGGTATGGTATTCCGAATATCTCTTCTTCTAGATATTCTTGAACAGATCTCTTACCTGCTTTATCAAATTCTATACCGTTAAGTTTAACTTCGAATTTACCAGGAGCAAGTCCTCTCTCTATCGAAACATCGGTTGTTTTACATTTTAAATTGATCTTTACCCACAACTCTTTATTAATACGATTAGGAAGGTCTGCCATCTTGACTCCTTCTACTTTACCATATAACGCAAAAACAATCGCGTTAGCAATAGTTGTTTTTCCGTGTCCATTCTTTCCAAGTGTTAGAAATAATTCTGAATTATCTTTTTCAAATTCTAAACGCTGAATTGAATTACCGTAACTTGCAAAGTTTTTAAATTCTATTGACTCTATTCTCATTGTTCGCTGTCGTAGTTGTATGCACATACATCGTGCAATCTCTTTATTCTATCTTTAATAAGGTCTTTTGTTTCATCATCCTTAGACATTCCATCAATATACATATTACATAAATGAAGAATATTGTAGTTCTTATAAAGATCCTCTATTTCTTCCATGTCATACATGTCTTTATCTATAAAGGTATCTTGTTCATATATGTTAGGTTCTATTCTTCTACCTATGTTTTGAATTTGATTAATGAATTTAGATAATGAATTTGAAGCGGCAACATGTGATGGTATAAAAAGATCTACAAAATTATTTCTAATCTCATCTTTAAATTCACCAAGTGTTACATTATATAGACTCGTGATATACGCTTTAACAAATTTAGGTGATCTATCATTTTCAAAGAAAGTCTCGCTCATGTCACTTAAATCAATTAGATCAAAACCTTTAACGTTGTTTGCATCAGATCTTGTTAATTGGTAAGGAACTCCAACCATTCTTAGTTTTCCTTTCTTTTGTCTATAATGAATATGTCCCGACCAAACTCCATCAAATTGATCATATGAATTTGCTTCGACTCCATGTAAGTTAGTTACCTTTGAATTTAACTTAATTCCTCTAACTTCAGAATGACAAAATACCATATTAGCTTGTGGATATTCTGCTAGAGTTTCAACCTCATGCTCTGTGTCTCTTCTCCATGGCATTAACAATACATTCTTGTCTGCCCATTTAAACATCTTAGGTTCTTTGTGTATCTGTATATTTGGAATCCACTTAAGGGAATCTATCGAAGTAACTTCATTACTCTTCTTTGCCCAGATATCATGATTTCCACAAATAATATGTGTTGGTATAATTTCACCTAACCTTTCGAACAAATCAACTGCATAATTTAATACTTTTAAATTTATACTTTGTCTATTGTCGAATGCGTCTCCTACCTGTACTAATATATCTCCAGGTCTTACTTTTTCTTTAAGGGTTGGTATGAATACATTTTCATAGAAATCTTTTTGGATATCTAACCATTCCATTGAATTAGAACGAACTCCTAAATGCATATCACCTAAAACCCAAATCCTTTTTACAGGTGTATTTAAGATTTTACTTTCAATCATATTAAAACAATCTATTAATATTTTTCTTTTGTAGTATATTTGTTCTTGCGTCTAATTCTTCGATTAGCTCTTCTTTAAATTTATTACCAAGAGACTGGTAGAACCTTGTAGGATTTACGTTAAAGTAATCACACATTTCTGAAAAGATATCTACTAAAGAATGCGTGTCTTTTGTTTCTTCAGATATAAATTCATAAACCTCATTAATATCTATTTTGTTTAATTTAACAGTCTGATGGAACTCATCTATTTTGTTAAATTTCTTAAATCTAGAATTAACTATTAATGAATGCAGTTTAGTTGCTATAAGATTAGCTTCTATTTTGTCTTCTTCAGATCTATTATCAACAACTCTTGGAGATAGTGCAAATGACATTGAAGTATCAAATTCGTATTCTGTTTCTTCAAATGTATTATCAAATATCTTATCTCTCTTCGTTCTTCCTTGAGATTCTTTCTTTTTTTCTTTTTCTGACATTATAAACTGTGTATATTTGAGTTAGTAGTTTCATCGGTTTCCGTAAGTCTCATGTAGTTGTAGTTAATTTCTAACTTACACTTAGTTCCTTTACCTTCACCGTCCCTGATCTTCAGGATTTTTAACCAATATTCATAACTAGATCTCATTAAGTCGTCTTGTATAATACCTAACATCATATCAGCTGTGTGTGATAGACCTGCAGATTCTGCAACGTCTCCCATTCCAATATCACTTGAGTTGTAGTTATTTCTATTAATCTGAGTTGCTGTTACGATTAACCAACCGTTACGAGTTCCCATTGCTCTTAAATCTTCAGCGATTTGCTTGATCTTTAAGTATGTGTTTTCAGAATTTGGATTTCTAAAGTTTGCAAGAATGTTAATATAGTCAATTACAATTGCACCTAGTTTAATCCTTCTTTCTTCTTCAATTTCTTTCAAATAAGCTTCAATATCTGGTACTGTTGCTTGTGATGTTGGAAACTGTTTAATAAATAATTGACCAGGAGGTGTTAAACCATCTCCTACATTCTCAATCTTTCTTTTGATTAGATCACGATTCTTTGCTTTTTCATCGTATTCATTCATCGTGATACTTAATAGATTAGCTCCTATTCTTTTTAAAACTTTAGGGGCTGACATTTCCGCCGAGATGAATGTTGTATTAACTCCCATCTTTACAAAATTAGCAGCATCATTTGCTAAAAATATAGATTTACCAATGTTTTGTTCTCCTACATAAACTACTAAAGAACCATCTTTGTCATAACCTCCGTTTAAAACTCTATCTAAAAAGTTATAACCAGAACTTACTTTAACACGATCTTCGCTATAGTGATCGTCTGCATTAAAGAAATCTAATCCAATATCTGAATTAAATGTAATTGCGTTTCTTTCGTTTATTAAAGTCTTTACTTTAGATACAATACTATCTACATTCTCAGGAGATACGTCAGTTGTTTTAACATACTCAATCGTATCCATTAAAGTACCTTCGAAGTTTCTCCATTTAATCCAAGACTCCATGGTTTGCGTTAACCACTCATCATCGTATTGTAATAAATCTACTCTATATAATAACTCAACGATGTTCTCATCAATTTTACCTTTAACTTTAGGTGATTTTGTAAGAACAACCATTTGATCTACCGAAGGAGTTTCATGGAATTTAGCATGAAACTTAGATGCTAATGTGTGTAACATTGCAATATCATCAGATGTATAAAATGATCTATCAATTGTTTCAAAGTACTTGGGTTTAGCAAGTGATAATCTAAAAAAGATCTTTTCAAAGTCTGCTCCGAATTTCATATTTGTTTTGTTTTATATACAGTTTATATCCTTAAATGTCGTTTAGTTTCAACGTTATTCTAGTATAATATGACCTTCTCCTACTGACCAAGGCTCTGTTGCCCATATATTAATTGCGATAGCTCCTCTAGTTCCAGCAGTTACCTCGGACACTCCGTGTACTACTTCTCCTGGATTAAATATAACTAATCTATTTGGTCTAGTTTTAATTACCTCAGGTGTTTTTCCTTCTCCGTCTGTAAAGATTTGAAGATCTCCTCCCTCAAATTCAAAACCTGGAGGATAATATACGCATCCTAATATTGGAAACATTCTTTCACCTTTAGTATTTCTTAAGTGTACATCATCATCAATGTGTAACTCTAAGTAGTTTCTTCTACCTTCAATATCGGCAGATTGTAATCCAGTCCAATGTTCAAATCCATCTATTTCTCCACCTACCTTTACTGGTAAATTGTCTCCCCAGATATATTTAATCAATCTTTGTTTTACATTACTAGGTTCAGAATTCCACCATCCTTTATAATACTTATATTGCCCTGTTGGTATATAAAAGTTAGGATCGTTTTCTATTTCTTTAAGTAGTTCTTCGTCTTTTATAAAATTATCGAATACTGCTATCATATGTATGGGTTTATTTTTATTTCGTATGTTTCTTTTCCTTCATCAAATTTAACTTGTTCTAGTAAACCTAATTGAATTGCTCTTTTTAAACCTTCTTCTGCATTTTCATGATTACCTTTTGAATGGTATCGCATTAAAGCATGCTTCGTGAATGTTTCCTTCTGTCTATCAGGGCGCCGTACCGCTTCGTTGATAAATATGTATAATATATCAAAAGCATCAGGAAAAGCTTCTAACTGATCCTGTATGCCTAGAATATATTTTATTGGTAGTTTATCATCTACGATATTGTGTATATCTACTTTCATTAATCTTCGCTATCTTCGCTATCTTCTAACATACCTTCGATATCCATCGTTGATGAGTCAGAATTGTAGTTGAATATTGGTTTAATGTATTCTTCTATTTTCTCTAGAACTTCTCTAGTAAAAACCTTTTCAGTAAAGAATTCTTTATTAGGTACAGTATGGTCTAAGTGATCACATATCCAACCCCTTGCAGTCGCTTTAGGAGTTTTAACTCCTTTTTCGATAGTTCCTTTTGTAATTCCACAAATCTCCCAAGTTGCATAATTTTCTAATCCAACATAAGGGTTCATGCCTTCACTAAAGTTTAGGTGAAACTTAATTGGAGTTGGTTTTGCAAATCTGTTTTTAGTTGGTTTTGCCGTAACAATAATACCTACTTTATCAGCACCATCTTTTAACTGAGCCTTTCCTAACATTAATACAATTGACGCAGCATACTCAGGACCTGTTCCTCCACCTGCAATTTGCATTGGAATAAAAGATTGTGATTGATATGTGTGATTTGTAAAAATGAATGGAATTTTAAGATCAGCTAACGGTGTCATTATGATTCTAAAGATTGACTTAAGAATTTTAGAACGAGTCATATCTGATTTTTCAGAACCAGATGCAGCATCATCAATTTCTTTTCTTGTTGCTAAGTTACCAGCGGAATCTAAGATAATCATAATTTTAGGAAGTTTTCCTCCATTATGTTTAATCTCTTGCATCTTTTGCGTAATAGTAGTAATAGAAGTTCTGAAATCCTGAACAGTATTCATTGGTTGGTAGTTTACCTTTTTAGTATCAATACCAAATTTAACCATTTGTTCTTTATCAACAGCAGCCTCAGAATCATAATAGATTACGTTGTAACCCATGTTGATTGCTTCTCTAACTGAATTTAATGTAAGGAATGTTTTACCAGTACCTGAAGGTCCTGCTACTGAGCAAGATCTGTTGTTCGGCCATCCACCAAAAAGTGAACCTGAAACTGCAGCGTTTAAATGATAGTTACCTGTATGAATCCATTCAGTAACCTCACTAAAGCTAGATTGATCCATAACGGATCCTAATGGATTTAAATTAGCTAGCTCTTTATTTAAATCTGTAAATGTAAAATCTTTTTTAGCCATTGTTTTCGTCTTTATTTTTTGTTCTCATTTTATCAAGAGTCTGTAAGAGGTCTGTCGTTTCATCTTGTATATCTGACATTTGAGATTTTAAAACCTTTAATCTCATAAACACCTTTTGATAATCTCTAAGCTGTACTTTCTGTTCAGCTGTTAAATCTTCTGTAATTTTCTTAGGATCTATTTCCATATTTTTCTATATCTTCTAATATTGTTACTTGGTTCGTATCTTCTTTAATAACTTCTTTGTCTAAATTCTCTAGAGCTTCAAATCTATTAATGGTATCTCGTATCTTTGCACCGAGAGTCATATTGTTAGGATTTTCTTTAACTAAATACTTTACTGCTTCATAAAATGTATCATTCATATGTTTAAAATAAAGAAGTTGAATAAATTAAATTTCGGTTTAACAACTGTAATGAGCATGCTTTTAAAACTCTATTAAGCGGAAGGATTACACTTTTTTCAAATTGTATTTCATAATCTACTTCAGGAGCTATTTCATAAGGGTGTTCCCCTGGCATGTATGCAAACATATCTGATGTTAACGTCTTACAGTGGTACAGTTTTAACTTTTCTCCGTTACCAATCATCTTATACTTATTCTTGTATTTAGGATTAGTATTCATTAGAAAGTTATAAAAACCTGCTGCCTTTACGTTAGGAGGACATTTAAGTCCAATTTGAAATTCAATAGTATCATCAACAATATATTTTTCAATGTTGTTAGTTCTTTTATTGAATGCAATCTGGTCTATATCTGCCAATCTAAATTCTTTCTTACATTTTTTTAGATAGTCAACTAGTTTCTTTAAAAGATCTGCGGTTGGTTTTTCTGAAAGTATAAGTTGAAGTGCCTCTGTTAAATGCTTACGTGCTAGCGTAGGAGTTGAACTCTGTATTGTATCAAATCCGATAGTTTTAATCTTCTTAAGAGATGGGTATCTATCATCAACGTCTAATTTATCCTCCCACGCAATGTTTTGCAAGTATTTTTTCTTAGCTAACCAGATTCCGGAGTATGCTATTGTTTCCATATCAAAATATAAGAAGTTTTCCGTATTGGTTACTTCTGCGTATTTCTGCATACATTTAGTTATATAGTCTTTAATTCTAAAGTTATATAATTCCATAATGAATTTATCTATAGTCATGCTCTCTCCGAGCCATTCAATAGATTCGTACATTTCCTCAAACTGAACGTAACATGAATCTGTATCAATATAGACAACTGATGGTCTAACTAATCTACCTGTCACTTTAAGATTAAAGTGAGAATGTACAGAAGTGTCTTTAGGCCAGAATTCTTGAAAATACTTATTTAGTATCTTTTCAGAGTATAGAATAGCAGATTGACCTTGTAAGGTAATTGACTCTGCGATCTCTATATCAAAGAAGTGAAACCATTTATTTCCAAATGCACCATAAATAGAGTTTAACGTTACTTTGACCGCTTGTTCATATGCCGTATATTTAGCTGACATTTGTTCGTAGTGGGCAATTAAAACTTTTGTTTCTTCAACGCTAAGCTCTTCTTCTGGTTTTTCTATTAGTTGTGCTATTTCAATCATTTACGATCCGGTGTTACAAGTTGCTATAGTTAATAATGTCTCTGAATCATTTGATTTCATGACAACGCGATTATCTAATATATTAGCTGTGTAGTCTTCTTTATCTAATAAGTTTAGATATTTTTTAAACAAGGTAACTTTTTTACCTGTAGTTCCTTCATAATCAGGTGTAACTAGCATGTTGTAAGTTTTACCAGTAAGTTTTACTCCTTTTCCGTTTGCTTCGATAGAGAATGTTTCTTCTTTATCTAATCCGAATAAGTTTCTTACTTTTGTTAAAGTTCCATAATCCATTTCGAATTTAAAACTTGCATCATCTACATTAAATATAGTTGCGATTTGAGAATCAGTAAGATCTTTATATCCTAATGAAGGCTCAGAACAAGCTAATTTAATTTCTAATTCGTCATTAAAGATACGAAAGCTTGTTGCTACGAAATCTTCATCGTTTTCTAAGAATTCAATTTCACCTTGGATTGAGTCATACTCAAACTGCTTAAATGCATCTGTTAACTTTTGTGCATCAAAGAAAGCTACTTTTAATTCTTTGGTTGTTGTAATTGAACCTTCTTCAATTTGAAAAACTTGTCCAACTGGAAGTCTGTGATGCTTTACAGCATCTCTCTGTGGTAAATACGCCGAAGCTTGTATAGTACCGTCTTTAATTTTAAAATAAACGAATGAATCGATTACCTTCAACCTGTTGATGAAGTTAATGAAATTAGTCTGATCTACTTTTTTAATCGTAATTTTCATGTTTCTTTGGATTTATAATACAATGTTTTATTTATAGGTATTATAACAAGAAATTACATAAAGTTTCATAAAAACTAATATCTATTAAACGAGCGATGCCAGAGAGTAGCGAACCCCTGGCATCTTTTCCGAAAACTAGTTTCGGTCCTAAGAGTGGTATTCAAACCACCGTTTTGTTATTTACTATCCATCACAACTTAGACAGTCAGCATCGGTTGCGGCGCTCGCAATGTCTCCACGCAATACTGATTCTGTTCTCATATAATATAAGGTTTTAATACCTTGATCGTATGCTTCTAAGTGAACTTGGTTAATAAATTTAGGTTCAGCTTCCTTAGGGAAAGCTAAGTTTAAACTTACTGCTTGATCGACATACTGTTGTCTTACACCAGCTTGTTTAACTAACTCTAATTGGTTAATCTCTTTGAATGTTTTAAATACATCAGTAAGAGGTACATAATCTTCTTGTATAACACTAGATAATTCTGATAATTCCTTTCTTGTGATTGGAACTCCGAATCCTGTTTGTGAATCTATTTTAGTTCCTAAACTAACGACATAATCGTTACTCCATTCTAGTCCGAAGATACTTCCTCCGTCTCTTAGAATTTGATCCCAAGTTTCTTTATTATTTTTACCAATAGATTCTAATGCAGCTTCTAATGTTGGATTCTTTCTAATGAAAGTTCCTTTTGCTGTTTGTTCTGTAAATACGTTTGCTGCCCAAGGCTCTATTCCTGGAGAAACGTTTCCTGCTAATTTAGAATTTGAAACTGTAGGTGCAATCGCTCTTAAATGTGAATTTCTCATCCCAGTTCCTACACACCATAATGGTTCTCCTAATTCAGTTGCCATATCTCTACTTGCTCTTTCACTTTCTATTTTGATTTGTGAAAATATCTTACGAGTTTCATAACTTGCTGTTAATCCTTCAAAAGGAATATTACGCTCTTGTAAATATGTGTGCCATCCTAAAACTCCTAATCCTAATGCTCTACCTTTTTCTGCAGAACGAATTGAGTTTTCAAATCCTCTCATGAATTTTGCTTTTTGAATGAATTCTTCTAGAACTCCATCTAAAAACCAAGTTGCAGTATATACTAAGTCTGTATCTTTCCACTCGTCATACTTTGAAAGATTTACAGATGATAAGCAACATACAAAACTATGAGACTCGTCAGTGTGTAGAGTTATCTCAGAACATATGTTAGTCATATAAACCTTTAAACCATTATTCTTATAAGCGTCAGGGTTCATTCTATTTACATTACCTTTATACATTATATAAGGTTCTCCACTTGATCTTCTTTTACGAATAACTGCGGTCCATCTTTTTCTTGCTTCTTTGTCTCCTTGTTTTACTTTAGCCATAAATCCATCAGAAACTACAACACATTGGTGTAAGTTTAATGATTGTCTATTTACGTCTCCTTTAGGCTCTCTAATTTCTAACCATTCCCAGAAATCCTTATGTTCGATATCAATATTAACTGATGCTGCTCCTCTTCTTACTGAACCTTGATTAGTTGCTAGAATAGTTGAATCATATATTTTACAAAAAGGAACTACACCATCTGATGTTCCATTACCTCTAATGGTTCCTCCTGCCGGTCTAATCTGATTAATTCCGACTCCTACTCCACCTCCATGTTTTGCAAGTAACATCATTTCTAGGTTTTTAGCGCCAATATCATGTATTGAATCTGCTACATCAATTCCAAAACATGAAATTGGTAATCCTCTTTCTAATCCTGTATTTGATAAAACAGGAGATGCTAAATTTAACCAGCCTTTCCAGATGTAATCAAAGAATTTGCTAGCTAATTCAGGTTTTTGTAATCTCTTTGCGACAGATGTTGCTACTCTCCAGTATGCATCTTTAGGAGTTTCTTCTTCTACTAAATAACCATTACTAATAGTCTTTACATAGATTTCGGTGTTTGCCCATACAGGGAAATCTGTTCCGAGTTCCCATCCTTGAGACTCTCCGTGGTTTGTAATTTGTTTTTTCATATTTGTTGTTGTGTTTTAAAATAATTCGTCTTCGTCCCAGTTTTCATCTTCTCCTGCTTTTGAATAATCAGTAGGTCTAACTGCGAAGAAATCTGTATGTGTTGTTCCTCCTGTTAAATGATAAAACCAATCTAGTTCTGCTGCTGCGTCAATATCATAATCAATAAATGGTCCGTCAGTATATCCTAATTCTGCGATTTTTTCATTGGTTCTTTTAATAATGAATTGCTTTAGGTGATTTGCTTCCATGTTTTCAAGATCTCCTTCTTCAAAAATCTTATCAATGAATTTATGTTCCATCTCAACCATTAATCCTGCTGCTTTTAAAACATCTGCTTTAACATCTGCTTTAAGCGTTGGGTATTCATCAGTCATGTGTCTAAATAATTGACATCCCATTTTAGAATGTAAAGATTCATCTCTAACTGACCATTTCATTTGTTGTCCAATTCCTTTTAATAGATTTCTCATTTGAAAAGAATAAAGAACAGCAAACGATGAATATAATGAAACACCTTCAGCAAATGCACTGAAAATAGCTAATGATCTAGCTACTTGTTTTCTAGCTACTGGATTTCCTTGTAAATCCTCATGTGTCCAATCAGCTTCAACTGATGTTAGGTGTTCAAACTTTTCAGCAGTTGCTGGTTCGTGTAGAAACGCTGAGAAATCTTCTAAACCTAAAGTTTCATTTAAATAAGAATAAGCAGTTGCATGTATTGTTTCTTGAGAACCAAAAGCCATTGCCATTTGTTTAATTTCCCACTTTGGAAACCATTTAGTAACCATTCCTGTCCAATAATCTGAAACAGCACATTCTGTTTGAGCGAATCCTAATAAAATATTACCTACCAGGTTCTTTTCTCCTGAACTTAATCTTTCATTCCAATCTTTAACATCTCCTTGCATTGATATTTCAGTATGTAACCAAAACGCTTGCATTTGTTTTAACCATCCTTCAGTATAGTATACTGGATATTCAAATGGTTTGTATTCAATTCTTTCCTTAAATAATTTAGGGTTCTCCATCTTTTAATTATATTCTGTTTTGTTTTTATAAACTCATGTTAGACTAACAAAGGCCCTTTTAAGAATAAAGGCCTTTGTGCTTGGTAGTAGGTTATATATTTAAATAATCCAGCACATTAAACCTTACAGTCTAAAATATTATGTTAATCTTTTTTTAAGATTATCTGCTTTTGTAAAGAAATTATATGATGCTTCTTTGTATTCTACACGCTGGCCATATAAGTCTGAAAGTATCTTCTTAAGTACTGATTCGTCCTTTGAATATACTACACCGTTGTCGCATACAATTACTTCATTGTCTTTTCTTCTTTCTGTTATTTGATGTTTCTGTACTTGTTCAATATAAGCATCAGGAGATATATTAAATTGTCTCATTATTGAAGGATATAGCGAAGCAAAATCAAATGCAGTTACTCCTTCATAATATCCAACTAATGGTTCTTTAACATAAGCTCCGGCGTATTGTGTACTTTTCTCAAAATCTTCTTTTTGCTCAGTTCCAATTCTCATTCCTTGTTCTGCTAGTTTCCTAGCCATCAATGATTCTGTAACTGCCACTGGAGAAGCTGCTTTATATAAAGGCATTTTAGTAATATTTGCCAGAGTCAATAGAACTTCCATTGATTTTAATTTCTGGTCTATATAATATACCAATACTGAATCGACTACGTTATAATAAATATATTTAACAAAGTTATCTCTATATAAATCTTGTAATCCTCCTGTGTATTTTATCTTTTTGACATTTAATACTTGTCCTGCTACATAATCAAGTGCGTTAGACTCTTTTACTTTCACACTACGATCATATTTGTCATATAATTGCATGTAATCTAAGATTCCGATATGTAAAGGTCTACTATCGTTTCTATCTAACTTCCCAGTCATACCGACTTGAGTTATATCTATCTGTAAAATTTTACTACGATTTACAATATATTGCCAGTCATAATTTATAAAATTCCAACCAGTCATCATTGGAAACTTAGGTAAAAACTTCATTAAGAACGTATATACCATATCATACTCACTCTTGAATTTATGGTATTTGAATTCCCAATCAGTATCAAAATCAGTAAAGTATTTATTAGTATCATCTTCAATCTTTTGAATCTTATCAGGAGCCATATCTTCTAGGCCTAATACTATTGCTTTACGGTCTGGTGTAATTATTGAGAATGAAAGTATTCTTGTTTTTGCTTCTTCTGCTTTTGGAAAACCATCAACGATTTCTGTTTCAATATCTACAAAGTAAGTTTTAGGTAAGTTATAAGCTAAAATCTCTTCACGATCTTTTTCAGGTAATCCGTCTATAAAGTAATTAAGAGAAAACTTATTAAATTGACGGCCATATCCTAGTTTAACAGGACGGCCATCCCAGTTTGTAAATTCTTTACTTACACCTTTTTCTTTTTCACCACATATATACCAATTCTGGTACTGTGCTATTGGATATTGTTTATACGCAACTTTTCCTTCTTTATCGTAATATGATACAATTACGTCCTTGTCTCTTTGCTCAATATCTAATATCATTAATAGTTGTTTTTCTGGCGGTTTACATTCTCTTCAGCTTTTGCGAAGTAGTAGTTGAAACATGTCTTTGCATCTAATCCCATTGATGATGCGTAATTCATAAAGAAATGTAATATATCAACAAATTCCATATACAATTCTTTCTTATCTCCTTCCGAAAGATCTGATACTTTCATTGTATCATATTTCTTAAAGTCTTTTTTCCAGTATTTCCATACTGCATTTCCAGAACCATCTTTAATACCTCCAAGTGCGTCTGTCATTTCATGAATTTCATCGATTAAAGCATGTGTGTTAACGTGCCAGAAATCCATTACTTCTCTAATTGACATGTCTTCGAAATTGAAACCATAAGTCTGCTCTTGCATCTTCTTTTGGTTTTCCATGATGTCTGCTAAGTGCGTTGTTGAATCTTTATAAAAATCTTTTACTTCTAGATCTTTACATTCATTGTCTATATTTGCCATTTGTTATATTTTAAAGGTTATATCAAGATTATTGAAAATGTTTTCTAATTCTTTCTTTTGTCGTGAAATTAAATCTTCTGAGTAAGAACTTATTAACTTCTCAACATCAGACTTTGATTTTACATATAGTATATCACGTAAAACCGGATCACTAATTAATTCTTTGTTTGGATCGTATTCTATTTGAATTGCAGCAAGACAATCAGATGCCATAGTTTCGTAGAACCTGTATGTTATTACATTATCTAAGTGTTCTGCATCTCCTATAATTAAACTTGCTTTACTTTTTGAAATTGTATCTAATAAAACAGAGTGTTCCATCTTCTTTACAAAGGGTGCATTTACTTTTTTAGTTTTATATCCTATTAGTAAATTGTTTTCGCTATCTGGAAAGTACTTTCTAATTTGCTTCTCTCTAAATGCTGCGCGATTATCTCCGTAGTATATTAAATCATTTTCTTTTTTAGGAGTATCAAAATCGAATAGTGCGTTTGTTGGAATCGTTTGTTTGATTTCCATTCTTTGCTTAAACATATAAGTAAACCAGTCTAATTGTTTCCAGTTCTTTGGAGTTCTTCCTAAGAATTTACTAATATCTTTACCAGGAAATAAATACGTAGCATTCTCAATCACATCAGACCACTCAGATTCAAGATCTTGGATTAGATTGAATCTCTTCAATTTTTCTACTGGATTCAAGAAATCAATACGAGGATCATTCACAAGAGTAAAGATCTTTCCTTTATATCCTGCAATTTCACGAGCCACTGTTTCTGTATGGGCTCCTACTTGACCTCCGAAGAAGTTTGCAGTACTTAATTGGATAAATACAGCGTCATATTGATCCCAGTTTGCTTCTGTGTAATCTACATAGAAATCTAAATCTGCAGTGTTACGTCCTTTCTTTCCAATAAGATCTACTTCATAATTGTTTTCTTCTAACAATTGCTTAAAGTATACAATTTCCAAACCTCTGTGATTCTTTTTATTGTATGTTAGATTTGAGAATACTGATGTGATTGCTACTTTCATACTATTTCTTTTCGTTAATGTAATTTTCTAATCCTTGTATGTATGCGACACCATCCATTAGGTTATCTTTCTTATGGTTATAAGATTCTCTAGAAAACTTTAAAGCGATTAATGCTTTAAACATATGTTCTCCTGTTACTTCGAAACCTGTCATACCTTGGAAGATCATTGCTGCTCTATCCATTCCTTCAGAAAAAGGGCCATAAGCCCTGTCTGATTCTTCACTACGATTGTTTACAATATCGTTTGCTTCTTCTAAAATACTTTTCATAAAATTATGTTTGGTTGTTATACTTGTTTTATTAGTTTTGTTTACATTTTAGTCAGAGGTACCCATCCGTTTGCTGTCATTTTGTGTGGATATCCATCAACCATTTGCCAAGATTTTCCTTTAACTTCTGGTGCTAAATTAGCGAGAGCCTTTTTGTTTACAATTTCAAAATCTTCTTTACTTGTTAATGTTCTACTAAGAATTGGATTCTTTTCCCAAGGGTGTTTTGTGTTGATAGCCATGATTTAGTTTTTATTTAATTTATTTTCAAGTGATATTATTAAGTCTTGCATTCCTTCGTTGTATGCCCATTGTGTAGAATCAATAGGATCTTTATAACTAAGAGATTCTGAACCTCTTTCTAGTAATATTAAGATATCTGAGTTTGACATAGTTTATTTATTCTTTTTAATTATTACAATCATCACCGTTAAATTTTTCATGATCATGTTCGCTATATACGTTTAAGTTCAAGTAAGTATTACCTTCAGACAATCCTACAAAAGTAGTATCGTTTCTAATATCTTTGTCCCATCCAAAACAAAAATCATATTCTTCTTGCGTTAAATATTCTTGAGTATTCATGATTAATTCAAACCTATCATGATTCTGCTTCTCTGTATGTTGAGCAGCTTCTTTAGATCCTAATAGTTGATCTAATTGTTCGTTCATTCTTGCAATAACTTCTGGATTTTCTTTTGACATAATATAGGTTGTTTATTAGTTATAAGTAAATATAATCATTTTTATTGATATATGAAAACCTTAAGGGTTTAATTTATAATAGTTATTAACAATTAAAAATCGAATATATCATCTTCAACATCATCTGACTCTACTGTTTTTAGTAAGTCATTATATACCGACAAAGAAAGATTATATCCTTTCAATATATCCATTGAAGATACGAATTCAGGATAAATCATTGATCCGTCTTTCGACTGTGACTGAACTGAAACTCTATCATATAATTCTAAATCAATAGAATCATATCCATTAGATAAAAGAAATTCATTGGTTTCATTAAGAGAAATTACATTCATGGCTTATTGCTATTAGTTATATGTAAATATAAACAAAAAAAGTGAACCAGAAAAATCCTGACTCACTTATTTTATAAAAATTTTAGCAACTTCCCATTACTCTCCGATTCCTTTATAATATTTATCTAGAGCAGCTAATCTATCATCAGCATCTACTAACATTATTAAAGCCTCTTCAGCATTCTTGTAGAAATCTCCCGTTGAGTGATCTCCGATACCTACTCCTTTATCTCCTAAAAGATCTAAAGATAGTTTAGCCCTTGCTTTGTCAGCTATTGCTGAACTTCTTAGCATTGTAATTAATAGTGAATTCATTTGTTTTTGTTTTTAATTATGTTAACTTGTTTTAATAAAAATTCTTTGAATGAAACAGTTTCCCATTTTGGAAAAAGGTTTCTAACTTTAGAGGAGTTTATTGCATATCTTTTATCGTGTCCTAATCTATCTTCTACGAATTCGAAGTTAGGTGTTTTTCCTAACATTTCTCCTATCATAAAAATAATATCTATATTTTCATAACTTTCTCCACTTCCTATATTAAGGACTTCTCCCTTTATATCTGATAACATAATTGCATAGATTAAAGATGCATTGTCATCGGAGTCGATCCATTCTCTAATTTGCTTACCGTCACCATATACTGGGATAGTTAGATTATTAGATATTGATTTCATTATCTTTGGAATAAACTTTTCTTCGTTCTGGTGTTCTCCGTAGTTATTACATGTTCTTGTTATTACATAAGGTAATCCGAATGTTCTTCCACATGCTTCTACTAATAAGTCACTAGATGCTTTACTTGCTGAATAGTATGATGATCCTTTAATTACGAAAGATTCGTCAGCTTCTGCTTCTTTGCTTATATCATCCATATCTCCATAAACCTCGTCAGTTGATATATGTATGAACTTCTTTAAGTTAGGATTCTGTTTGGCACACTCTAAGAGATTAAAGGTTCCTTCGACATTAGTTCTAATAAAAGGTTTTCCATCTTTAATAGAGTTATCTACATGGCTCTCTGCCGCAAAATGTACCAAGTAGTCATAATCTCCTAGATCCTCTGCTGTAACATCGCATATATCTTTTATTATAACTGAAGTAGGTTCTTTAATGTTATTTGGATCTGCAGCGTATGTCATCTTATCTAAAATAACTACTTCATTATTTCCGTCGAGATGTTTAAAGTTTTTATTTAATAAATTTACGAAAGAAGATCCTATAAATCCAAACCCTCCTGTTACGATTACTCTCATATCTTATAGTAGTTGTTTAATATTTTTCTTGTATTCTTCTTCTGTTAATTTACCTTCTGAGAAACTTGCTATTTGATCTCTGATCTGTCTCATTAATTTCTGAGCAGGAGAAGTAGTTCCTTCATTCTTAGATCTATCAATTAGTTCTGGATTTTGTTTTACAGTTTGCATTGTAATAAGATCCTTTAGTTTAGTTGTAGACCACCCGTGAGATCTTGTAGTGTATATTACCTCTGGACTTAAATCGTCTCCTGAAAAACCTTTACCGATATAATCATCTCCTAATATTCTAATATCTGGCTTATAAAATTCTATTAGCTTTATTAAATCTTCTTCAGTTTGATATGTAACAACCTCATCAATATATCTAATAGCCATAAGAGTTTTATATCTCTCGTATAATGGAATAACGGGTTTGTATTTTGTGAATCTTGTTTCTGATGGATCTATCTGTAAAAAAACCATGAAGTAATCACAGTGCTGTTTAGCAGTTTCAAAGGTATATATGTAACCAGGATGTAAAAGGTCAAAATTACCTGCAGTAAAGCCTATCTTTCTTTTTGTATTACTCATATGTTACTTTCTTTTAATGAAAGGTATAAGTAAAGTTGCTTCGATATATCCTGTATCGTATCTGCTGGGTATGTCTCGTTGATGGCTAACATTAATATAAAATGATCTGTCATCGTTTTAGCAGTTTCTAAATGAGACAATGCAGTGCATGAGTCTATTACTTTTGTTACCTTATCAAGGGCTTCTTTAGACCACTTTTCGTAGTTTTCTGGTTTAAATAAGAATTGGTTGTTCATTTACGTGTCTTGTTAAATTAAGAATGCTCTGTAGTTTATACAGAGCATTCTTTGATTGTTTCAACACATGTGGTTGATAGTTCCGATGATACGCGGAATATTTTAATATTTTAAAGCTGCCATCATTCCTTCAATTTGTACGTAGCTTGTATTTGCGCCTGCATTAGTAATAGTTCCATAAGAAAAAGATAGATTTGCACCTGATCCTCCTTTTTTAACTGCTTTATCGTATTCTGTCTTTGCGTCAGATTCTTCTTTAAATACAGATACTGCTTTCGGTTTAAAAGCTGCTCCTATTGAATAATCATTTTCATCCTTTAGGGTCATGTTCTGTTTGTTTAATGTTATCTTGTTATGTGTAATAACAGCGTATTGAGTTTCTCCTTTACTTATTGTTGTATATCCTCTAAAAGCATCTTTGTGAAAATAATAAGATTCGAATGATTCGTTAAGTTCCTCAATAGAAAGCTTAGATTCGTTTCTTGATTCTCTCATGCTAGGCTCAGCCTTTTTAAGACCTTTCATAAAAGTTTTTTCAGTGTCTTTAATATTACCATATTTAGTTCCACCGCCAACTGCAGCATTAATAACATCACCATTATCTTTTATGTAATAACTACCACCGTCGAAGTCTTCTCCACCCCATGATAATTCAAAACCTGCTCCTCTTCCTTTATCATATTCAAAATCATGAACACCAACATGAACGTTATCTAACTTTGCCATTGCTTTTGCTAGCGCTTCAGCAGCAGCCCTTACTTCTTTTTCAGAGAAATTAAACTTCTCAGTAATAATAGATTCTGTGAATGCTTTAAATGTTTTTAATGTTGCCATTTTCTTTTTCTTTTTGTTTTTCTTATCAGCGTCTCCTTGTCCCGATGGGATATCTCCACTGCCGTCTTGTGTTTGAGTTGGTAATAGAATTTCTCCCATACCTCCTATGTTTGATGGTGTTGTATTTTCTTTCATATTAATAATCAAACGGAGGTGTTCCGTATTGTTCCCTTTTAACAGCATACCATGTTCTGCCAACTAGAATGTACCAGAATGTGTCAACTTCAATTATCCAATGTTCTCCCTTTTTAATTGTTACTGATTTGTAACCTCCTCGTGAAAAGTTTTTAGTTACAGGTACTCCATCATCCCATGTTTTATCTGTTGACTGTGCCTTAAAAGAACGTCCATCAAAAGTGGCTAAATGTAATTCAACATCTCTTCCCTCTTCTTTCATATCATTTGCAAAAGGTTCTAAGCCTCTTGGTTTTCTAACTTCAGCTTCATTAACGATAGATTCTGTGAATAATTTAAATGATTTAAATTTTGCCATCTTATTTTATTATTTTATTTTATAATTACCAAGCGTAAGACATATCGTCTATTTGCTTTATTTTATCCATAGTACGTTTAGCGTATTCTTTAACAGATTTAGTATACCATGATTCTGCTTTTCCGTATTGAGTTTTAACATCTGCTTCTTGCTTTACATAATCAACGTATCTAGAATAATCATCTAATATACCTGACATGTGGTTAGCGGCATCTCTTAATTTAACTTCTTTTCCTTTTTTACTCTTTCCGATTATAGGATCTCCGTATCTACCAATTTCATTTGAAGAAATACCTGACTTAATCTGCTCTGACATAGCGTCGATTGCATCTTTAACTAATTTATCTAAAGGTAATTTTGATGCTTTATTAGCTAATATAGCTTCGTATCTGCTATTGTTTTCTGATTTAAAATCTTTATCTGATTTAAATGCAGTTGCTCCAGCCTTTGCTGCTTTACGTTCTTCCTTTTGACCTGCAGAACCTATAAGTGTTTGTAGTGATGATATACTAATAGAATAAGCTCTATCGGCAACCTCTATAATTCTTTTAACTGAAGATAATCCAGTAGCACCGTATCCTTTGTATCTTTTATTAGCTCCAACATCTACTCCATCTTTAGAAAGTGTTTTAGTACCTTGTGTATATCTTCCTCCTCCTCTTGAGCTATATCCTAAGAAATCTTTTCCTCTAGAAATTGCTAAAAGACCAGGATGTAACATTCCAGGGTTATCATCACCATATGGACTTCTTGTATCTTTATCTAATACATAAAAGATAACTCTATCATTATCCTTAGATGCTTTAAAAGCGTCTTTCATATCCATGTCTAATATATGACTGTCATCAACTAGATCTAATTTAATTTTAGTATACTCATAAAATCTCTTAGCAAGGTCTCCAGTTTTTTGGTAACCATCAGATGAACTCATAGTTAATAAATTCTTTAATTTAGAAGATTTAAATGCTTCGTTTATATAAGATTCGTTTAATATAGGTTCGTTTAAAGATCCTACGAATTCTGAAAATGATTCGTAAATAAAATTAGTTTTCATATTAGTTTTGTTTTCTTTTAAATCTAATTCCCATCCGTATTCGACATACGCTATTGCGTCAGAAATAGATACTTTATGTTTTTTTGCTAGTTTAGTAACAACTTCAATTGATATTTGAGAGTTTGGAAATTTAGAAATTGCCTTATCAAATCCTTCTGGTACCCAGATCTCTGGATTTTCGTCTTTCTTTTCGTTCATTGTAATTGAATTAAATATTTTCATTCCGAATTTAGATAATGAAATTCCTTCCTCAGAGACACTGAAATATTTTGAGTTTCTAGATGACCATCTTTTAGAATCATTTGATAATTCTGAGACGATATTGTCATAATCTTTCTGTGATATCTTACCGTCTTTAATAGCCTCTAAAACTTTGTTTCTTATTTTAGCAGAAGTTCCTGCAGTTTTAGCTGGATAGTTTTCGGTATATCTTCTCTTTAGTTGTACTTTTCTTTCATTAAGATTCATATTAGTTATATGTTTTTTATATATTATAAGATTATATATCTACATTATTTTAACTTATTAATGAATTGTTCATATGTCATTAGACTACTATCTATAATTTTAGATGCAGATACTAATTCCATTGATGATTCTAATTCAGATTTTAAGGTAGAATACATTTTATGAATTCCCTTTGGTGTCATTTTCTTAAACGTCTTTTCATCTCCGTCTAACATTGCGTTACGTACATTAGTTGCTGAGATGTTGTCGTCAGATCTTGGTATTTCAAAAAGAGCAAAATCTTTATTTACGTTTAACTGATCTCTATAAGAATCATTATTTACTTGATATCCATAAGATTTCATTCTATCAGTACCTGTTCCCCATAGTATTGGTTCATATTTAGGTCTAAGTGCATTAAACATTTTGTCTATTGCAGCACTTGGTAGAACTATTATTTCTTTTAGAAACTTATATTGTTTCTGTACTTTTTTAAACATTTCAATCTGAGTATCTGTCGAATATGGTTTTCTAAATTCATCACCTTTTTTAACAGCCTTTCCTTTTATTAAAAATACAATAACTGGAAATCCATTTTCTTTATGAATTGATTCAAGTACCTTTGCATGTCCTAGTGTAAATGGTTGAAATCTACCAACAAAGATATTCACTGGTTGTTTACCTTGTTCTCCATGGTCTACTGTTAGTGCTTCGTTTAGATTTACTGTACTTTTTATCTTGGTATGCATCATGAAGTTATTGTAGTCATATATAGAATTTTCATCTGTATTTTCTACAAAGATTGCTTCATTTATTTTATCTACTATCGTGTTTAACTGAAGAACCATATCATCGTTTATAATGTCAGATGATTTTGATTTTTGTTTTCTAAAAGTACCTAAAGTTATTTTGAATAGAGAAGAAAGAACTTCGTTTGAAACGTGTCTTAATGTTTTCTCATTCTTAATAAAGTTTGTATTCAGTTTAAATGAGTTTGAGTTTGAAAATTCTGCATTATCGAAGTTAACTCCAATGTATCTAGAAGCATTTTTAGATATGTAGTCGTTAAATACAACAGACATTAGCTCTAGGTACCTCTGGTTTGCACTCTCTTCAACTAACTGTATTTCTTTGAAATCATACTTGATACAATGTTCTAGTATGTCAGCGATTGCGATTTGATACATGTGAGAACTCTCTCTTATTTCATTAACATTAGTTCTAGTAAAATCTTCTAACTTAAAAGAAGATATTTTCTTTCCTTCAGAAAAGTTTAATACTAAAGATTCTATTTCTTGTTCTAAATCGTTATGTAAAAGCGATGCTCTTGAGTTTGGATTAAATATTTTATAAACTTCTTTAGTGAAACTAGTTTCAATATCTGTAGATATATCATAATCGAACGAAGTAGAAAATTCCTTATCATTCATTTCTAGTAATTTTACAAGCTTTTCAACTTGTAATTGATTTAAGACTCCATCAAAAATAACTTCTTGTTTTTGAACATTAAGTACCTTAGACCATTTTGATAAAACAACTGGATCTATTATAGTCTTTTTAACTTTACCTGATTCAGATATGTGTTGAACGTGTGTAAGTATTAAGTTATTTGTAGGAGCTTTATCATATGATATTGAAGAAACATTAGTTTCTGGCAAGTACTCAAATCCAAATCTATAATCTTGAGGTAATTCCTCTTTATGTATTGGGTTTAAACTTTGTATGTGTTTTATTGCAACTTCATATAGAGACATAATAGTCCTATCTACTATAGTAAGAGGTTTACCATTTGAAGATTTATAATATTCAAATTTGTCATTTACTCTTCTAACATAAAATGAAGGAGCTGATATTTTTTCAACAACCATCACTCTATTTTTTAATAGCCTCTGAAACTCGTTTATATTAGTTCCTTGAAAATGTTCTCTTAATTTTTGAAGTGCCATATTTATTTTCTATCTGTTGTTCATTATATCAGTTAAAGATCTTCCAACTGCATCATTAAACGAATATTTGCGACAAATTAACCCTATCGAATCGTAATTAGATCCTTGTGAATCTGAAACATATACTCCACCGTCATTTCCTCCGAATTGATCGAATATAAATAACAAGTTATATATCTCTTGTTTTATTTTATCACTAATATTACTTGGTATACCAGAACCTATCATTACTCCTATTAAATAAGTTTCACGTCCTGTTCCAAAACTAACTCCAGCTTGTATTTTTCCACTAACGCTACTCATTGCGGTACCTGACCATCCAGCTGCTGCTTTTGTTTGTGAATTATCTGTTTCGTGTTTCTTATATTTCTTAAGTACCTTAGCTATTTGAACTGCAAGTTGGTTTGAATTTCCACCATCAAATATATCAAAAGAACCAGGCATGTCTTCTTCCGAAGTTCCCTGAACTGTTAAAATGTCTTTTGCGTCTATTTTACCAGACTTAAGTTGTTTTTCTAATTTATCTAATACTTTTATATAGAAAGATGAATTGTATTTAGAAACTGCTTCTTTTGCAATTTTTATTTTATCTTCCAATTTGATTTTTATTCCTTTTTTACCAAATAAAACCCCTTCATTCAAATACTGTTCAAATAACATTGTATTTTTAAGTTTATTAGTAACTTTAGATTCGTTGTAAACACTGTGTCCTTCGTTATCTTCAATTGAAATACGAGCTTTAGGAAACTCTTTTTTAGCTTTTTCATAAAATGCAGGAATAGCATCCATTATATCAACATGTTCTTGATTAACAACCTTATTATTTTGTATAGACACTACTGTCCAAGGACCAGACTTAGATCCTTTTCTAACTCCTTTCATTATATTACCCCATTTACCTTCGTTAA